ATCATACCTTTCTGGTATGTTTAATTGTTGGGCAGGTGGTCTTGACTATGAAATGAAGGTGGCTGGAACTGCTTTGCATGCTGGAGCCTTAGGAATCACTAGGATTCCCCCAAACATTGACTATAGAAAGCTCAAAACAGTGAACAATTTTACAGCATTTGAGTACTCTGTTATTGATCCAAAAACACTAGAGGCAGTGAATAGGCATGTTACAGATCAAAGACCAATCATGTATCACTACATGAATGCTGACACCCAGGATCCAAACTCCATAGGAGGAACCATCGTTGTCTTTGTGATGCTACAATTGAATACAGCCAGCTCTGGAACTAACCAGATAGATGTGCAGATTTTCAACAAAGCATCGCATGATTTTGAAATGTTCCAAATCATACCTCCAACAGTATCAGACGTTATTGATGATGAAGGCAAGTGGCGATTGCTTTTTCCACAAGTTTCAACTGATCCCTTATCAGGACGTGCCATAACAACGATGCGCACCCTGAATACTGGAGGGCCTACACCGTATGGTCCAGCACTAAGAAGTGCTAATGGCACTTTGATGTCTACCACTGGTGTTGTGCCTTATTGCAAGATGAGCGCACAGATTTCCAATGGGCCATACATGTTCAAAGCTGAATCAGCCACTATTATGGTACCATTGGGTTTTGATGGCACAGTGTACAACCAACCAATCACTATCTCTGGACCATCGTTGAAATTTGTTCCAACTTCAGGAACAGCTTTGATTGACTTTCCTCCATTAGCGTCTTTGAGTGGACCAATTGCTGTCACAGCCGCCACACCCAATGCATATTACTCATTTGGTTCAACCACTTATGCTAATTTCACTTGGGATGGAACACCCACTTTGTCAATAACGTCTGATGAATCATTCGTGTTTTTCCATTCGGATACTTCACCAACAGTCTTTAATGCAAATCTCACAACTCTCAACATCTCAAATTTGGTAGCTTCTCAGACTTATGCACTACCATCTAATCAGTCAGCACTCCTGTCAATAGTTTCACTATATTCAGGGCTTGAGATTATGCAGATAAAGTACCACCC